CGTCACGACCGCCTTCTGCGGATACCGGCAGCAGATGCTCCAGATCAGGACCCAGGACACCGCCGTCGACTTCCCGACACCATGCCCCGCCTTGATCGTGATCCGCCGCTTCCCCGCCGCGATATGCTCCATGAACTGCCGCTGCCAGCCCTTCGGCCTCGCGCCCAGCACATCGACAGCAAACCCAACCGGGTCGTTCTCGTACCGCTCCAGAAACGAACCGAAGAACGCATCCGGTGAAATTTTTATTTTTTCAGCCACCTCAGACATCGAACCCACCCAGGTGGTCCGGATGACAGGGCACGGCAATGCGAATGGGACCCGCAGCCTTCTTCCGCTCGCGATAGGCTTTCTGCCTCAAAGCCTCTTTCGAGGGGGCGTGACGCGTTACGGGGGGCGGCGTAACGGTGTTATCGGAAAGCGTAACGGTGTTATGGTCAGAAGAGATGGGGGGCGTAACGGTGTTACGGAGATGGGGGGCGGGGGGTGAAGAGGATATGGGGCGTGGGTGCTCAATATTATCGCCGCCCCTCGGGGTTCCTACCCGGGGGTGGGGGGTCTTTGGGCCCTTGCTGCCGACACGGATCACGTGCTCAGACCCACAAGATGTAGCTCAACGGGCTTGGTCCTGCCTGTGTTACAGAGACAGCGATCAACTAACCCATTGATATCATTGGCGTATATGGGCGCTCCTCGCATAACCCACATTATGGAAAGCGGCATTACTCACCGTCCTTCCGTCGAGACATCCGCTCCTGCAGCGCGCGCAGATGCTCCCCATTCAAGTCCACGTTCACGCTCAGGCTCCTCTCGACGAGGTATCCTTGTGCTTTGGCAATGAATGTCCTTGAGGCATTGGCAGCGCTGTAATCACCAGCACGGGATGCACTCTCAGCATCATGTGCTGCGTCGTTGATCAGCTTCTCTCTGCTTACGTCGAGGCGTTCGGAGATGCGCTTCCGGTGCTTGGCAATCTCTAGGGCGACTTTTGGTTTCCTTAAGTTCTCACTGGCGATGACGTGAGCCGTTGCCTCGGAGTATCCGGCGCTCTTTGCAGCTCGGGTTCCGTTGCCGTCCTTCACGTATTCGCGGGCGAACTTGTCCTGTTTCACGGTGAGTTGTGCGCCAGCCATCAGAGGTAATCCGAGGCTGAAGGCTTCCATGCCAGGTCGCGCTTTGCCTGCCGGTATCCTCGCTGGCGGGCCAACTCCATCTCTGGCGCAGACTGTGCTTCCACATTGGCTCGGCCTTCTCGATGGCCTTGCTGCCACGCGTAGTTGCGAGCCGCCCACATTGAGACGACATCACGCTTTAGACTCTCGACGCGCTTCTTTAGGCGCTCGATGTGCGCGTCTTTCTTCCGGATGATTGCGTTGTCGCCACTCACTTGAGCTTCGCCCTGTCGCGGGCTTCCAGAGCCGCAATCGTGGCCACTCCCACAGAGCGATAGTCTCGGCTCAATCCAAAGCGGAGACTGTCACGGCATACGTCTAGGAGATGGTCGAGGGTAGCGACGACTTCAGCCGGGATCGCGTCATTACGCGCCGGCTTGGTCGCTAAGGCTGCGCGGTTCTCTTGAACCATGCCATTTGACGTCAGGCATTGTGACTTTGAAAGTCAAGAGGGAGTTAGGGCTTCTCCTTCAGGATGGCGTCGATCATGGCGATCCAGTGAGTGGTTTCGGATGCGCACTCATAATACGGGCGAGCATACCAATCATCTTCCGCGCGACCCGCTCTCCTCATCGCCTCATTCGGCATCCGCAGGGCCTCAAGGGCGGCGCGGGCTTTGCGAACGTAGGTGCGCCAGCGCTGTTGTTTGCCGGGCTCTATTGCGACCGTCAGAAAGACGCCATCGCCGTCGCGCCAGTCAGCATCAGGGTCGAGCCCATCCGCCTCGCACAGAGCCCGCGCCACTTCCTCAAGCTTGGTCATTGCCCTCTCCCGCCCAGCCCACAAACTCGTCAACGATCATGTCCCGCACGTCCGGATAGGCGCACCTGTTGATCACGATGGCAGCCATCCGGCCGGCTGTGTCAGCGTGGTATTCAAAACCCTTCACGTCCCCGCCCGCGTCCATGTTGGCAGCGATCAGGTCGGCCTCGCGCCAGTGTTCGATCACCCATTCCGCCGTATCCACGTGCATGTTGTTCAGATCCATCCCGGCCAGCCATTCGTGGTAGTTCGCAGAGGGGTCAGGATCGGCCCTGGAGACGCACCACGCGGCGGCGTAGGCCAGAGCCTCCAGTATCTCCAAGCTCTTCCAGCGGCTGATTTTGGGCGGCTGCGGGTAGATCTTGCCGGTGTAGTAGCCAAGCGTCGTCAGAAAGCCCGCAAGCGCTGGGCACGGCGCTTCATCAGGCGCCCGCTCACGTTGATCCTCGGGCATGTCTGAAAGCCACGCGCCAAACGCTGCCGCCGCACGGTCCACCGACAATGCCCCGTCACCCTCGCGATCTCCTCGTCCGAGTAATACAGGGCGCTCATCCTGCGGAGCAGGCTCGTGTGCTCTTCGGTCCATGGCTTCCCCCTCATTCCGGTTGTTCCTGTTGGGCAACATACGCCTTTCCAGCGTCGATCAGAGCTTGGCAGAGTTCTGCGTCGGGCGGGTCGTAGAAGTGGATGTCCTTCTCCGCCGCTGCGATGGCCTTGCGGAGGACCGTGAGGTCGATCAGTGGCATTGCGTTCTCCGTCATGCGTTCCCCATGGTCTTGAGAGAGGGGGTCATGGCTTACAAGTCCGAGAACTTGGTAAGACGCGCCTCAAACCTCAGCTTCACGGCGCCAATCGGACCGTGCCGCTGCTTCTCCACCAGCACGTCGCCCTGCCCCATGGCGGCCAGATGATCCGGCCCACCGTTTTTCTTTTTGTCGCGCTCCAGATAGTATTCATCACGGTAGACGAACATCACTACGTCGGCGTCCTGTTCGATCGATCCCGACTCGCGGAGGTCGGAAAGCTGCGGGCGCTTGTCCTCCCGGCTCTCGACGTTGCGGGAAAGCTGGCTCAGGGCCAGCACGGGCACGTCCAGTTCCTTCGCCATCGCCTTCAGGCCCATGGTGATCTCGGATACCTCGTTCACCCGGTTAAAGCCGTTGCGCTTGCTGTCCGGCGTGATGAGCTGGAGGTAGTCCACCACGAACAGGTCGCAGCCGTGCTGCCTCTGGAGGCGCCTGGCGCGCGTCCTTAGCGCGGTGATGCTCAGGGCCGGCGTGTCATCGATGTAGAGCGGCAAGCTCTCCAGCTCCGTGGCCGCCGTGATGAAACGGTCCATCTCCTTCGTGCTCAGGTCGCCCTTGCGGATGCGTGAGCCGGAGATTTCGCAGCTCTCGGCAACGATGCGGGTTGCAAGCTGCTCAGACGACATTTCGAGCGAGAAGAAGCCGACCTTGGCGCCGTCGACTGTGACCGGCTTGCCGTCCGGGCCAACCTCGGAACGATAGGCGCGAGCGGCGTTGAAGGCGATGTTGGTGGCAAGCGCGGTTTTTCCCATCGACGGCCGACCGGCAAGGATCAGCAGATCCGACTTGTGCATGCCGCCCAGCAACGCATCCAGGGACCGCAGCCCGGTTGTCACGCCGCTCAGCTGGCCTTGGCGCTTGTGCGAGACTTCGGCTTGCTGAACGGTGCCAGTCAGGACCTTGGCGAAGCCCTCAAAGCCGGCATCGGTATGGCCCACGGCAAGGTCGTAAAGGCGGCGTTCGTGGTCCTCGATCTGCTTGGCCGCCGTCTCGCTGGCATCCGGGCTATAGGCCCTGTTCGCGGCCTCGGTCGCCGCCGCAATCAGCCCCCTGCGCAGCGCGGCATCCACGATTTCCCGGCCGCAGCTATCGGCGTGCTGGTCGTGGACGGACTCCTTCATGAGCCTCGCGAAGTAGGCCGCCCCGCCCACATCCTTCAGGCCCGGAATGCTGTCGACGTAGGCTTTTAGGCTGAACGCCGTAATGCCCTGCCCGCGCTTGATCACGTTGCCCGCGCTCTCGAAAATCTTGCCGTTCATGGGATCGGCAAAGTGCTCAGGCTTCAGGTAATCCGCCACCCTGTGATAGGCTGCGTTGTTCATCAGGATTGTCCCCAGCAACGCGCGTTCGGCCTCAAAGCTGTGCGGGAGTTCGCGGTTCGGATTGCTGTTCATTGGGCGGCTCGCTTCAAGGTTCCGAGGTTGGCCAGCATGCTCGCGGTGTCGTGCGTGCGAGCGCCTTCAGCGCTCTCGCGCGCGGCAATGGGACGAGATGAATCTTCTTCAGGGGGAGAGCCCTGAAGGGGCTCTCCCTGTAATGGATAGTGGTTAGTTTCTCCGATAGGTTCCCATCCGGAACCCGCTGGGTTTTTCGTTGGTTTCGATGATTTGGCCGGTCTGCCCCTGCTTTTGGTTCCGTTCGCGCGGGCAATCTCCGCCTTGATTCGGTACGTCTCAATCTCCTGATCAGCCCTAGCTTGGTGGAAGCCGTCGGGCTCAACCCGGAAGAACTCACGCAGCACATTATTGACCGCCTGCTTCTCTTCCTTGGTTCGGGCGCCGACCAGACGGCATATTTCGTCGATGTTCGAAGGCAGGGGTTTCTCGTCCTGATAGTACCGTCGCAGGATTCGGTGATAGGCGGCATCCTCGATAAACGAGAGATGCGCCGTCGCGGCGGCGTAGTCGCCGATGTGATGTGCAAAGTGTCTCATCGACTATCTTCTGCAACTAAATGGGAGGGGGATAACAGTGCAAAGAAACTTAGAGCGCGGTTTATCCAGAGA